TAATGAGTACGAGAGGAACGTGTAATCGTGCACAGGTCGGAGCGATCATCTCGAGAGAAGGAAGAATCATTAGCACGGGTTACGTTGGAGCTCCTGCTGGACTCCCCCACTGCACAGACGTTGGTTGTTCACTCGGCATCAACTCAGGATGCAGCAGAACAGTTCATGCAGAGGCTAATGCAATTGCTTTCGCAGCCCGATTCGGAACTAGCACAGATGGTGCGGAGCTCCACTGCACACATTCGCCTTGTGATGCCTGCGCGAAGTCGGTTATCAATTCAGGAATTTCTCGAGTCGTCTACGAACACCCCTATCGCGATCCCACCGGACTCGTCCTCCTCGAAACGGCGGGACTAGAAATTCACCACATTCCACCACCAGAAGAATGTATACATGGTTGGGCTTCTTGGGGTATTCCCCCCTGTCCACAATGCGCTGATAAGAAAGGGGCTTCGCCCGCGGAAATCAGACACGAAGACCTCGGGTGGATTCCTATCAGGATGCCCAACGATGCCCCTTAATCCTGAAGCCTACAAGAAAGTCTGGCTGCCAATAAGGAATGAGAATTGTGTTCTCTGTCCCCTTCATAAGGAAGCACAATCGGTTTGTTTACTGGGAGACGGCCCTGTCCCAGCTCGCATCATGCTCGTCGGGGAAGCACCCGGTGCGAGGGAAGATGATATCGCTCGCCCCTTCTCAGGACCTGCCGGTAGGTATCTCGATCGCATTCTATCCGAAGTTGGAATGCCAAGAGACTCCGTTTACATCACTAATGCGGCTAGATGTAGACCACCGGATAATGCAACGCCAACACCAGGGCAGATTAAGGCTTGCGGTGTTTACATGCGGTCTGAGCTCGAGATTGTTCGGCCTGACTACATTCTCGTTATGGGCAACGCGGCACTCAAAGCAATCCTGAACACTTCGGGGGTTATGAAGAAACGGGGAACTTCAAAGGTGTTGCCGTCTGGCGCGACGGCCTTTGTGACGGTCCATCCTGCCGCCGTCCTACGAAATCCCGGGCTAGACAGCGGCTTCAGAGGCGACCTGCTGTCCTTTGTCCGCCTGACCAAAGGTGAAGATACCACCCCGGAAACAGAAAGTAAGCTAATTCGGAATTCGAAATCACTTGCGATGCTATGCAAGATGCTTGCATCAGTTGAGACACCCATCGCATTCGATGTAGAGACAGGGAGTACTAATGCTTACGAGGATGAAGGTGGCCTCCATCCATGGTCACCTGATGGAGTTATTCACACTTGTTCGTTCTCGTGGGAACCGGGAAAGTCGTACGTGGTCGCGCTTGAACATCCAGAATCAAGCTGGGACATCCCCATCGAACGTGTCTACAGTGCTTTGGATGTGGCACTTGCTGGAAAGAAAATGGTCGGACATAATGTTAAGTTCGATGAAGCATGGATGAGAGTAAAGGGTGTCAATCTCTACTCGCACTTTGATACTAAACTTGCAGCTCACCTGCTCGATGAGAATCGCCCCAGCGGACTTAAGCCTCTTGCTCGATCCTTGCTTGGAGCTGATGACTACGAAGCCGGGATTAGTTTCGGTGCGAATGTTACTCCACTTCGTAAACTTGCTATCTACAATGGGAAGGATACAGATTACACACTTCGACTCTACCATATCTTCAGAGAAGATTTGAAGAAACACCCAAGACTGGCCCGACTTTTCATCAATTTGACTATGCCCGCGTGTCGAGCGTTCGTCGACTTCGAGGAGGTCGGATTCCCCGTGGACATGGATCGTCTAGAGCGTCGCCACAGGTCTATCCTTCGCAAGATTAAGCAAGTCAACGATGAGATGATGGAGATGCTCCCTGAGGACTTACAAGATATCGCCAACTTCAGGTCACCGCAGTTCTTGGGTAAGTGGTTCTTCGGTCACCTCAAATTGCCGATCGTAGTCAGAACACCAAAGGGAGCTGCTTCAACCAACGAATCAGCACTTCTCCAACTCGTAGACAAACACCCGGCTGTTGCCAAGCTTATGGAACTGAGGAAGTGGCAAAAGAATGAGTCAACCTATACTAGAAATTGGATGGACCGAGTTAGAGTTGCTGGCCGACCACGACTTTTCACCTCTTATAACATCTCTGGAACTGTCACCGGGCGACTATCCTCTAATATGCAACAGGTGCCACGAGATATTTACATTCGAAGCATTATCGGTGTGGAGTCGGGCTGGAAATTCATTGAAGCTGACTTTGCTCAAATCGAGTTGCGAATTGCTGCGATGTTATCCAGAGATGGGGCTCTTACAAAAGCATTCAATTCAGGCGGAGATCCGCATGCGGAGACGGCTTCAAAGATTTTGGGCAAACCTGCGAAGTCGTTGACTAAGGAAGAACGCAAACTTGCAAAGGCGGTGAACTTTGGATTCCTCTATGGAATGGGTTGGAAGAAGTTCAAAGTCTACGCTAAGGAAAAGTTTGCCACGGAAGTTACAGACGCTGAGGCGCAGGCATATCGTAAAGCTTTCTTTGCTCAGTACAATCGACTCCCTGCTTGGCATGAAAGAGCTCGACGAGTTGTTAGGAACACAGGTCAAGTTACTTCCCCTATCGGAAGGATTCGTCACTTGCCCACGATCAATTCTACCGATGAGATGGTTCAGGGAGACGCCGAGAGGGAGGCAATCAACGCACCGGTTCAGGGCTTTGCTTCCGATCTTACTGTACTCTCAATGGTCCTACTTAGTAAGAAGCTCGACAGTGAAAGAGCACACATCCTTGGGAACGTACATGATTCTATCCTCATTGAAGCCACAGAGGATTATGCTGGGGAAGCAGCTAAAATCACGAAACAAGTCATGGAAAATCTACCGCTGAAGAAGCTGTTCGGGTTCAAGCCGACAGTGCCGATCGAGGCAGACGTGACAGTAGGAACTCATTGGGGTGAACATTGATTGGTATCATCTGTCCTATCTGCAGGCAACCTCGGCGTCGAGTGTATCCTCATCTGCAATGGGCGAGAGCTCACAACCCCGATGTACCTCACAGGAATTTCAGATATTTACAGGGAGCCCCATTGCCTGCCCGTCGATCACCCTATGAGTACAACCTGAGTGAACTCTGGGAAGGTGGGGCAGCTTTCATGGGATTCCGAGATTTCTGCCCAGGTCATGAAGATTGACAAGTGAAATGGGTTGTAATATAATGAGTACATGGAGGCGGCGTGACTGAACTAAAAGCGATTTCATGGTCGGAACTGAAGACGTTCCAGCGTTGTCCCAAGCAGTGGGAATACAAGTACGACGATCGTCTAGTTCCGAAGCAGAAGTCTCGACCCCTCTATCTGGGATCATGGGTTCATGCAGCACTTGAATCCCATTATAGAGAGGGCGATTGGCGGATCGGACACAACGATTACGTCAAGGATTACAAGAAGCTCTTTGAGGAAGAGAGAGTTGTCCTCGAGAGTAAGAGGGGCAGGAGGGGTCAGAAGCTTCCTGACATCGTCAAGCAGATCGTCAAGTCCTACCTGTGGTATTACAGGGATGATGGGTGGGAAGTCAAAGCGATCGAACAGGCGTTCGAAGTACCGACACCGCTCAAGATCGGTGGAAAGGTCCAGACACTTCAAGGTATCATCGATCTAGTGATTGTTGACAGGGAGGGCAGGTGGTGGATTGTTGACCATAAAACAGCAGGCACGATCCCTGATGCTGGGGCTTATCACGCTATGGATCCGCAACTTATGCTATATCCGTGGGCGGCTAGAGAAGCCTGGGGTTGGGATATCGCCGGCGTCATCTACAACTATGTCAAATCCAAGCCTCCTGGCGTACCACGTATCAATCAGGATGGATCACTTAGCAAGAGAAAGTTTGTTAGCGACTATCCGACGGTCCATAGATTTCTTCGTTCCAATGGATACGATCCCAACGACTTTCGAGATATCCTCAAACCTCTGCAACGAAAGTCCCCTTTCCTTAGACGCTATAGACTTCCTCGTGAAGCTCACGTCACCAAAGAAATCCTTCGTGACGCACTCTCAACTGCGAAGCATATCCGTACAGATAAGAGACGGTATCGCGTTATCACAAAAGATTGTGCCACAATGTGTTCATATCATGATCTTTGCCGAGCCGAACTTAATGGCTTCGACACATCATTGATGCGACGCACCAAGTTCACGTTGAAAGTAGAAAGGGATTTGCGTGGCGATATCGTTAGCGAAACGGAAGACTGGGAAGAAGACGAAGAATCGGACGAGTGAAATTGAGAAAGCGCGAGGCAAGATCACGCCAGTAGGAGAAGACGACTGGGTTAAGATGGTTGTCTACTCCAAAAATAAGGTGGGCAAGACACGGTTCGCCTGCTCGTCCGAACTTAAAACTCTAGTCATTGACTGTAACGAACGGGGAACAACCTCTGTTAGGAAATACAAGAACGCTAGCAAGTACCGAGTACAAGTATGGGATGACCTTGACGCTATTTACTGGCTTCTTCGTAGTGGAGAACATGACTTTGAGGTAGTGGTCATCGACACCGTTACCATGCTCGCTATCGTCTGCATGAAGTTCGTTCTGAAGGACGACCACGACCGAGACTTTAACCGCGATCCGAAGTCCCCTGACCAACGCAGTTGGGGTAAGCTGGGTGAGCATCTTAAGGATGTTATCATCAAGTTTCGTAATCTGCCAATGCACGTTATATTCACAGCGCAGGAGAAGCGGACAGACTCGGAGGATGAAGATGGAACGATTACGTCGGAAGTCCACCCGGAACTATCACCTTCCCCTCGATCCACTCTTCTGTCGGCAGTTGATATCATTGGGAGGATGTACGTTGCGGACACCGTAGATAAGAAGGGCAAGACCGTGAAGGAAAGGAGAATGCTATTGGGTTCACATCCAAAGTACGTGGCGGGTAATAGGTTCGAAGAACTTAAGTACATCGAGCGCAACCCAACGTTTGGTGGATTCCTCAAGAAGATTGCAGGAGAGCGATAGATGCCGAAGCCACAGAAGGGCAAGACGCCCAAGGTTCTGACGGTCGACTTCACAGGA